CATAATGTGCATCAGATTGTGCTAATGCATCAGCATTACCATCAAGGCTTGCCGTTGTAGTTGCTCGGCTATACTCATACGCTGCTCGTCTACGTTCTGCATTGGTACGTGGTGCTTTACCGCCGTTGTTAGCTTTATAATCAACTAACCATTGTGGTTCAATACCAGTACTTACCGCATCATTGATAGATTTATCTGCATTGTCAAAATCACTAGCATAGGTTTCTCTGTACTGTTCTTTTAACGTGTGCAATAAGTTGTTGAAATTACGTTTAATGTTCGTAGGGTCAGATAGTACCTCGTTAAGTACTTCACGATCTATATCACTTGCACCCTCAAATTCATTACGAATAATATCATCCTTGATACGTTCTGCACGTTTAGATGTATCATCTTTCAATACAGATTTAGCTACATCTACTTCTTGTTTTGCACGTTCTAATGTAGCTAATGACATACCGCCACGTGTAAAGTAAGAGGTTTGTTTCAATGCATCTACAGTTTCATCTGATAGGTTCATAGATACTTGTGCATAGCTACCAATAGGAATTTCAACAGGTGCATCTGCCTCGATAGCTGCTTTTACTTCCTCTTGTGTTACCAAGCCATTATCAACCATATCACGAATTGCAAGTTGTCCGTTTTCAGATTGTACCAATTCCGCTACATCTACATATTGAGTAGATACACCTACTTTATCGCCCTGTGCTTGTACGATTTTTCCGTA